TCAACTGAAGAGGTTCCCCGCATACAGAAGGACTTTGTAGCGAAATTGGATCATTCCAATGTAAACTGCAGAGAAATTCACCGACATATATGCGCACACTGTCATAGGCAATTCGCACACAAACACGAATCACCCGTCATACATGCAAACATCTGTAACTCATGTGTTAGAACTGTACCCGCAGGTACTCACAGTATCTTCATAGCCCCCCGAACTGAAAAAGCATCAGCAACATGGGAGGGCATGCAACAAGGTGAAAATCCTTGGCAAGAAGGTATTGACAACACAGAAGAATTCGCGACAGACTTAAAAGCAGCGCGAGTTCAGTTACCAGATATGTATGATATGGCTTACTACGACTACGACGAACTTACCCCCGAAGAGGCGCATGAAATGCGAGTTAGATGGTTAAAAGCATATTTGGAGCATTTCGAACACTATCGAACTGTACCATTATTAACATTACCAGACAACGAGCAAGAAGGCACCTTTAGGCAATTTGGACCCGACGAATTGGTTCCGAAATTTCTAAAATATGCAGCAAAGAACACAGCATTAGTTATAGGAATATTAGGAATCTTGAGAGTGATAAAATACTATGTGATGGGAGATAAAACAGAACCACCCACTTTATCTTTCACACAGCAATCACCTCGCCCGCACAAACAGACGACAACCGCAAAACCCCGACGCAAGTTTACGACCGGAAGAATGTACGCACAAGGACAATCGAATGAAGGAGCTTATCTAAGAATTGACGAAAGAATGATTAATGTAACACCCATCAGAAATAAGACTATCCTGACTTATCTTCATTCATTTGAAACTAAGGAAGGAATTATACCTGATGGTGAAATTATATCATATATAGTTAATGGAAAGGCTCATGAATTCGCTTTTGACCGAGGAGCATTGGTTATGTGTGAGGCTGACGATATTGCAATTTATCATTTACCCGCGACGCTTAAGATAAACAGCGCCCCTGATCTTGTAAAGAAATTCTGGACAAGAGAGGAGGCTGCAAGTTTTACTAAAGGCAGCGGAATGATAGATTGTGATGGAGTTCAGCGCTTCATAACCATTGTTAAGACATTCAACCGATCGTATGCAAACCCCACCCGAAACACACGACGCACACTGGAAAACTGTTTGCAATATATATGCCCAACACGTAAAGGAGATTGTGGTAGATTGATCACTGGCAACAGCCAATCAACCGCAGGAAAATTTATGGGCATGCATGTAGCAGGAGGAAATAACGGAACTGATAATTATGGATTAGCTGTTATGTTGACAAAGGAAGATCTAGACGAAGCAGTAGGATATAGCTTTGACCAGGACACGGAAATCTCATTTACTCAGGAAGGACCTGATAGATATGATGGACCCAATCTGGAAAAAGTAGAAACTATATCTTGCACTGAAAGAATCTTTATTAACAGAAAATCTAAATTTAAGCGTTCCGCTATCTCTGATAGTTTACCATACCAACCCACCAAACACGAACCGATTTTGACACACACCGACCCACGAGCGAAAGGAATTGACCCAGTAACGAACATGATTAACGACGGCTTGCAAACTATCCAACCCATTGTACATGATGGAGCTTACGAAACAGCATTGGAAGGTCTTAGACATGAATATATGACATTCCTGGATTTCCCGATAGGCCTCAGAGAATTAACATTCGAAGAGGCTTTGGCGGGAATTCCTGGTTTATTATGTTCATACAAAACTAAGACATCTGCTGGTTTCCCATTATGTAAAATGGCAAGGAGAAAAGGCAAGCAAGACTTTTACAGATTTGACAAGAATGGTGAATTGGAATATGAGGAATGGTTTAAATATGCAGTTTATGAACGAACAAGAGAACTTGAAAATGAAAACCCTTCATTTGATAGATTTATTGTTTATTTAAAGGATGAATTGGTATCGGCAAAGAAGATTGAGCAAGTAAGGACGAGATTAATTTATTGTGGAAACTTGATATCTAATATCGCTTTCCGCATGAAATTTGGATCTCTTATCATTGCCATGAATAAATGCTACCCCAATTTCCCATCTGCTATAGGAATGAACCAATACTCATATGACATGCAACTTATCTATGATTATCTGACAGAAGTTGGAAACAACTTCGTTGCTGGAGACTTTAAGAACTTCGACAAAAACATGGTCAATAGATTTCAGAGAGATGTTTATGAATTGCTTATGGATTTATGCCCCTGGGCTGACGCAACTTTTAAAGAAAATTTTATTAACCTTCAGATGAATTCCCCAATTCAATATGAAGACAATTTAATTTATTACAAGAGTTCCCACTTCTCAGGCTGCTTTTTCACTACTATTGTAAACAACCTCGTACATGAATTCTATTTGAGATATGTATTCGCTCTACGACACCCCGACAAAATGTTTAAGGACCACGTTAGAATGAAGGTTTTGGGAGATGATCATATTTATTGTTTCAGCAATGAAACTTTGGACATGAATCCTCTCGTGATAGCTGACGAATTGGCTAAAATAAACCAAACCTACACTTCTGATGTTAAGGACGCACCACTGACCGACGAATTTAGGGCTTTTGAAGACATCACGTTTTTAGGAGCTCACCCCCGACTACTCGCAGGACAATATACTGGAGCCTTGAAAAAGGAAACTATATTGAACAACCCCCACTGGACACGCAACAACAACTTAACTATCGACGACGAACTACGAACTATGATTGAAATGGCTTCGCAATGGGATAAAATATTTTACGCCAACTTTGTTGATATGATACAGACTGCATTAGTGGCAGCTGGACGTGAAAAACTTGAGCTTGGTTCTCAACGAGAATTAGCAATGGTTGTAGCGCACAGGACGGCGGCATCTGGAGGAAATTTTTTGAGGTTTGAGAGTCAAGGACCGGAAAAGTCAATCGTACAACTCGGAGAACAAGCGAGTATCGAAAGCAAAGAGATAGCAACTTCATCTAATACAATGTATATGATGGAAAAGGCAACACAAGATGTTGCAGCTTCTTTAACTTTTGGTACCGATTCCGATGTTTACAGAGATAGCTTTTCATGGACATCAGCACAAACTTCTGGAACAATGATTTATTCAGTTGATTTACCATTTGGACTTTTAAGTAAAGGAGGAACAGAAAATGCCCAAAACATGCCTTTTGATAGATTTACCTACTGGAATGGAGATGTAGAACTCATCTTCCAAGCAGCAGGAACTAAATTTCAACAAGGACTTTTGGCTATCTATTTCATGCCTTTAACAAAGCAACAAACGGAATTGGCTAATATTACAACGAACCAGTATGTGTTTATGTCACCCAAGGAAAACATGACAACTCACTTCAAAGTACCCTACAGATACCCCCGAGCGATGATGAATACCACGGCCCGCGATACGGAATCACTTGGAACAGTTTTCGTGACAGTATTGTCACCACTGAAGTCAGTAGAATCGAATTCTCTGACTATTACCATGTATTCTAAATATCCGGATAGTATTTTCAAAATCCCTCGACCTGTATCAATTCAACGTACCCAACGAATATTTTATCCCGTTCAAGGAGGACCAGATATTTCTGAAATACAACGTATTGAAGAATTTGAAGGACCTTTCGAAGAACAAGGCGCTGGACAAAGTACAACCATCAACCAAACGTATCAAAATGTTGGAGGAACAATGCCAATTTCTGGTAATCAGAATTCGGCGGCTCCAAAATTGGAAAATACTGTATCAACTGACGCAATGATGCCTATGCCTCTGGATAATCCCCCTCTTGCTTCTGGATCACTTCCAGTGCATCAGGTATTCTCAGGTATGGCAGCTAGCTTTGGAGTAAGACCTACAGTTGATATGCAACTGTTTCCATCTGCTCTCAGTAGACAGGCAACGTCAATTTTCCAGAATGAAGAGACTAAGTTAGAGAATATAATGGCTAAACAATGCTTACTGAGAGTGATTAAAGTCACTACCTCAGAAGGTGCTAATGAATTATTGTATCAATTTGATTTGAATACTAGATTTTCATTGGCCGAAGGCAAAGGAATACCATTAAATATTGCGCTACTTAATCAATTTTATTTCTGGAGAGCCGACATTGAACTGACTTTTGAAGTAGTAAAAACAGCTTTTCATGCATTAAGATTACAAACGGTTGTGGCTTACGGAACACCAGCTATTGTCGAGGCTTCGAGAACCGTGAATTACTCTAAAATTAGTGATTTCACTGGTGAATCGAGCGTGGACAAGATACTTGTACCTTTCAACTCACAAACGGAATTTTTGAGAACATATGAAGGAGAAGACGCGACCGAACTTAATCAGAACTACTCACTTGGAAAAGTTGGTCTGTATCTTGCAAATAAATTGACTGCCCCAGACAATGTTGCAGATGCAGTAGAGATTCTAGTCTTTATCAGATTTTTGAACATTAAGATAACAGAACCCAGACACCTATCACCTTTCTTCTTTAGTAATATTGGAAAACCCGTTTTGGAAGACTATTCAGTTAGTGTAGACAGCGGACTCAAAATTGCTACAGTAGAACCAAACTTGTTTATAGTACCTAAAAAGAGTGTTATCATCACTGGAACGCCACTTGATGATACATATGTACTCGACAAAAAATACACATACACTTTTGAAGTAACCAGAAGTGGTAGTTTTTACAGACTCGAGGGATATGTTAATCAGATTACGCTTTCAGGTGATAATATTACCTTTAAAGGAGCTATACAGTTTAAAGCAGGAGATACGAATGGTGTATTGTTATTCTACCCACAAACAATGTACTTTACTTCTTCCCCAACTGATTTTGAATTTGAAGCTCAAGGACCCGACGATAATAGAGAGGACACACCTGCTGAAGAAATTGAGGAACTCCCACCGGTTGAAGTTACGGAAACAGGCAGCTCACGACCAAACATTCCTTGCAAATTGGAAATTGGTGAAAAGTTTGAATTCACGCTTACGGACATCGCTGAGATTGGCAGAAGATATGTGAGAGTCACACCCGGTGACACTCTTCCGTCTTATGTTAAATTTCAGGGAAAGACCATAGATTATTTAAACTTTCCAACATCACCAATTGGATATTTGACAACGATGTTTGCAGCCTGGAGTGGATCACTGAAGTACCGAATTTTCAAGAAAGTCACACAGAACTTGAATATAGTTTACTCTCCCTTCATTTTCAACACCGGAAAGCCATTACCCATATCAGTAATTGATGCAATAAGAGATCATACATTTGTGGGAGCTGGCGCTACAATCACAACAGCGAATAACTTTGCAGGATTTATGGCTAGAGAAAGACTCTATGCTGTTAATGCAGACAATTCCTATATTGATGTTAGTGCTCCGTTCCAAACACATTTTAATTTCTTGTTGACTTCCAATGATGATTTGGTGTTACCAGCGTATTCTGGTACAATGACTTTCTCCGTTGATAAGGATGAGGATGTAGAAATATTTTCATGTTTCGGTGACGACTTGAGATTGGGCATTTTCCGTGCTCCCTTCGCCATCAGCTTTAACCTTAAAAAGTTCTCCAATGGAATAGCAGGGTTCTATTAAGTTCCCATGCAGTATGGCTTATGCACTTTGGACCATACGATAAAGGATGATGAATTCTTTATTATAAAAGTGCGGTTATTCAAATACCTAATTTGAACCCTACATTTAACCAACTACTTAACCCCCATTTACGTATTTATCTAGTGTAACGGAGAG